ATACACCTCATCTCGGGAGTACTTATTCCACCCTCGACGATCTTGCTGCTCATGTATCTACAAGGCTTGCGACTTCAGACTATGTGCCCCCAGATAATGCTAGTATCTCTGCGATTAAAACGCAGACGGATAAGCTGCTATTCGACAGCGACAATCGCGTCTACGCGATCGCTGACGTCAAGGTCACAGGTGTTCAGGTGGTGGTGCAGCCTCTCAACGTTTCCATTCAGACAATTGCTTCAGAAGGTGGAACAATTGTAGGCTATACAGATAGGCCTTTGAAAGCTTCTTGGTATACGGAAACAAATATTCTTGGGATTGAATTAGAAATTCTGCTATATGATTCCAAACAAAGCATCATTGCGGATTACTATGGGGAAGAGATTCAAGCTTCCGCAAATGGTGAAGGATATCTATTGGAGTTGGTTGGAACAACAGAAAAAACCCCTAGTGAAGGGGTTTATAACTACGTAGTTTGCGATAGGGGCAATAATCTGGTATTATTTATGGGGAAATGCTTTATCTATTCCGTTCCATCATTACCCCAACACTAATTCATAAAGTTCGCGAAAATCATCTGTTAAACTCCAAAACAATTGCTTTTTTCGCTTCTTGTTGAGAATCCCAATACTACATAGATAATCCAAAAGGATTCTCTTACATCCAGGAATTTCGGAAGTGATTTGGGAAGTTGTCATTTCTCTTTGTTTGTAGAGAAGAGAAACCAGTTGATAGCTTATTCCATCAGAAGTATCGATAGCCACTTTAAGCAAACAATTCCAGCATTTTTCATCTGGATGAGTGATTTGGAACACTCTTGTTAAGCAATAGAGAAGCTTTGTGAATTGTGAACATAATCTGGTACAAATCTCTCTTTCTATGAATTCCGTTTGCAACTTAGACGGCCTAGCTCTTAACCTTGCCGTGAAACTTGCTAGATGGTAGATTCTTATTTGTTCCTCTTCCGACAAGTTGAAGGAAATGTCATTATCCATTTCAAGCTTTTTAATGAGCATCTTGAGATAGCTTGCTGTGGCAATCATAGCTCTTTGCAAATCCCTAGGTTTTTCCGTACCTTCTTGAGAAATGTGCTTTAGAGTTTGAGCAATCTTCTTGTAGGCCAATTGGGCTTCAACATTATCTGGAAGCACCCTGTATGTGGTTACGTTAATAAATCTTTCCCCTAACTCTCTATCTCCAAAGGTAGCAATAAGGGATGTTCCTGCAAGAATCCAAGTTATCCTAACTTCCGAATATTCCCTGTCCACTGCATTGCGATAAATCGCCCTTCCATATCCATCATAGATATCTCTTGCTTCCCCTAGGATTTGTTTAAGATTTGGGGATTGTATTAGAGTATCAGCATCTTTTGTGATAAGGATTTTACCTTTCAATTTGCCAATCAAGCTTTGATCTTCCCCTATCCATCCAGAATAGAACCCCGTCATTGTGCTTACAATTGTGACATATTCTTTAAGCAATCCCAAAGCTTCACAGAATGTTGTTTTTCCACTTGCTGGAGCACCTATAAGTCTTAACCATATTTGTTCTCCCTTCACAAACGTATTGATACATGTTGCTAAGAGAATAGCTAAAACTTTTGTGAGAGTATCATTCCAAGACATTGCCTTTTCCCAGAAGGAAATTAACTCTTCAAAGGATTGATTGCTGAGAGATATTTTTGGATTAGCTGGAACAAACATCTTTTGAAGCTTGTGAAATCCTTTAGGATTATCTGTGAAATAATCCCGGATATCATATTTATCGGGAATTCCTTTAGGCCAGAGAATATAGTATATGCTATTAGCATAGCTGGAAAGCTTTTCAATAAGCTTCTCTGTTCCAGACTTTCCAGCAATATCATTGTCGTAACAAATCTTAACATCTTTGCCTTTGAAAAATGGGGCCCATTCTTCCTTGAATACATTAGCTCCAGGTATAGATACTACTTGCCCTTTGTCAATGTTCATTCTCGACACAATAGCGTCCCACAAGCCTTCACAAAGATAAATTGGATTCTTATTTCTTTCGGAAGGAATATAGGTAAATCCCAATGGCAAATTAGGCGTAGCAATCATTCTTCCTTTCCCGGTTATTACTTCCCAACGGAACAATTGGATAATCCTTCCAGTGCAATCATATCCAGGAACAATAATCTTTCCGGTTTTGCTGAATCTAAATCCCCAACGTATCAACTCTTCAATAGGAAGATTCTTTGCTTTACTTATGATAGATAACCCCCTTCCATCGGAATATGAATCTCTCCATAACAATCGGATAAAGCTTAAAAGATTGAATCCTTCCTTATTGCATAATTTCAACAATCTGGGACAAGCCCAACAATGACCTTGACCCGTTTTGATATTAATGGAGAATTTCTCTCTTCCGCAAAATGGGCATTCTCCAGTGGCTTGTATTGTTTTCCCTTGACGTTTGAGCAACACTCCAAGAGATTCATAGGCTTTCAAATACTCTTCCATATCAATAATTCCTTACCTCCCAGAATACTGTGTTCCAACCCAGACTACCCCAGAAAGTTGAATAGGTTGAAAACTCAATTACGTGTTCTGGGTAAGTGTCCAGAAGGTATTGAATCCACTCCTTGCTATGCTCATCAAAGTATCTATCAATCAACAATTTCACGTTCAAACCTTCTGCATAAAGAGTTTGTTTTTCAAATGCATCCCTCATTGGAATAGCTAAAAGATTGTATTTGAGGAACAATGTTGGAGATTGTACAATTTCCCCTTGAAAGACCTTCTTATCTTCTGGACCCATTTCACTTATGTAGAGTTTATCTTTGCCAACAAGATTTGTAGCTTCATTCCAAACCTTCTCAACGCTTTCATAGGGAACATCGTAGAATGTTTTTGGATAACCTTTTATCGCGATTCTTACATGATAAAGCTTATTTGGGGTAGCTTCCTCTTTAAATGATTCAAGGTCCAACCAAGTTTTGGGCCTATTTCCAAACTCTCCATGTAGGTATCTGATTATAAAATCTTCCTTAGAATTGACTGGTAACTTCATAGTCGTAACCCTTTACGGAATACCATATTTCCATTGCTCTATCCCAATTATCCCAACCACTGAAGATTGTTGCCTTTTTGTCCTTGCTTCTTCCAAGATAGCTTGCAAAATTCAAGGCACAATACCTAATAAAAGGTTCCTCTTTGTAGCTTTCCACAAAATCCTTAAACTCATCAAGCACCCCAAATCCTAGAAGCTTTATTCCATTAGCATAGTTATCCATAACCTTTGTTAGTAATTTGCTCAATCGTTCAAAAACGTAATGATTCTGGATAAACGGTTTATCTTCAGTACAAGGTTCAATATCTCCTAACCATCTATCTGGTGCCCATTTAGCCACTGGATTCTCCTCATTAACGTAACAATGAAGGTTGTTTGAAAACACGTGATAATATCCAAGCTCCAATTCTGGATATCTTAGCTTCAACGCAGAAGTTATGAATTCCATAAGCATTGTGAAATGAACGAAATTGCTACCAAACAATCCCCAAACCAAATCATTGCTACGGTTGCATACCGTCATGTTAAGAAGGTTATCCTCAATCCATAGGTAAATTTGAGTATGACAAGGAATGTCATTAGATTTTTTGCCAAGGTCTTTTGCATCCCATAATTGAAGTGTAATTCTTCTTGTGTTTGGGTCATTTGATAACTCCCAAATAGCCCTATAAATCTGGTCAAATCCAAAGTTTTGCCTTAACCTATGACCATAAGCCCCATTTAAGGTTACTCCGTCATCGGAATATCTAGAGTATCCGGAATTGAATATCTTTGGCGGATTTAAACTATTGCTTCCACTTAAAATCCAGAATACTTCCGCAAGATGAAAGAATGGATTACCACAGCGTGATTTTGATAACAACACCCTCTTTCTGGGGTTAGTAAATCTTAAGAGAACAGGATACGGAAATTTCAACACTTTTCCTAATCTTGAATCAGAAACTTTTCCCTTCCGTTGAATTTCTTCAACAAGTGTTCGGAAACCATCATAAATTCCTTCAAACACGTATTCCATAATTCATCCTCCCATTAAACTAAATCGTACATAGCAAGGAATTCATACACTTTAATTGGGTGTTGTTTTAATTCAAGGTACTGTTTTCGTTTTGAATTGTTGATAGCTGGAAACAGGATTCCATTTCTTCCAAAATGTGTAACATTATATGGGGAATCATCGATAAGAATGGAACCGGTATTGAGCATTGTTTTATCCGGACAAAGTATTATATTACAGGTATTGAGATTTTTATAAACCCAATCAATTTTGCCTACATAACATGATGTACTCAGTTTAGGGCTAGTACAAACAATAACATTTTCTTTTCCCCAATGGTTGACTAAAGCATTCCAAAGAATTTCTGCCCATGGATGTGGTTTAAGGGAAGCCCAAAACCTATAACCTTTTCTTTCTATCATTTCCCAAATTACATCTTCTGGAATACCGCACAATTCAGTAACTTTCCAATTGCAATCTAAAGGCGGAATCCTTCTCATAAAATCATCTTCTGTTATTCCTACTAAATCGAAAACTTCACCGATAAAGTTGCAAAGAACGTCATCTAAATCAACTAGAATCTTCATAGCTTTTCCCTTTCCTCTTTAACCAAATCCATGATTTTAAGTGTGCTCAACGCCTGTCGGCATCATAGATTGCTTTGAATGAATCGATAAGCTTTTCTGAAATTTTGTTGTCAGAAAATCTTCTAAGTGATTCATAAATGTCATGAGTATCTTTCCCTATCCAGTATGTTTTAGAAGCAAATTTACACCAACAAGTTTCCCATTCTGGTAGTGATTTGTTTCGGTATTCTCTAGGTCTAGCTTTATCCGGGAATTCACGTTCAAGATACGCAATCATTTCGTTAGTAGGAAGCTTAAGGTAATCGCAAAATAGCTCTTTTCCCTCTAAAGCACTCTTATAAACGAAAGAAATATCATCTAGGTAGCTATCTTGGAATCCTAAGCTTTCCAGCATATCACATATTTTCCAAGCTATCCAGTCACCAAATCCGTGTATTTCTTTAGCTCTAAAGAATGTACTTTCTGCATTATTGGTTATCATAAAATCTACAACCTTTTCCGGAATAATGAATCTTTCTTTCAGGTGTAAGATAGTAGCTATTAAATGCTTATTTCTCATATGTCTACGTTCTGCTCCTCTAGTCTTGCTTTTTAGTAATCCCTCCCAAAACTTTTGATTATCATAACCCGATTCACAAGCTATTTTGCAACATTCACCCGGACTATAAATAATCCAATAGGCTAATAGCCATCGCTTATAGATGCTTTCAGGAAGCTTTGCATGATACAGAATTTCGTATAACGGGTCTAAATCTAGGGTTAAGAACAATCTTTTAGAGAATTCAATGGGATTCGATAATCTTTGTCCCTCATAGCTTTTGCTTGAATTAATGATGGATGTTGACATAGTTTACCCCTACAATATAAACAACCTGTTTTTTCACATACATCAAAAGGTTTAAACTTTTCGTTAAGATTGTTGCGATAGAATATTGGAACAGCTTTTCCGTGACATTGATCAGCAGTACAGAATTCTTTGCCGATACTTGTTTTTCCGCTGGAATCGTATTCATAACATGTTGCATATGTCATACCGTGTTCCCTTGCTTCATTCAAGAACAAATTATGGAGTTTTCTACGCTCTTGTTCCGGTATTGTTTTTTGAGAACCTTGGTTCTCTATAAGTAGGTTTTCAATCCTTTTCTTAGATTCAATACCGAAACGTTTCTCAACATTAGAAAGAAACAATTTCCAAGAGAACAACGGTACTTCAACAAACTTAACTATGATATGGTTAGCTCCAGCTTTTCCTAAATTTCGGATAAGCTTCAATATATCCTCTTCATCAGTTATTCCTAGAAACACTGGATTCACTTGTATTGATACATAAATTCCTTGCAAAGCTAGTTTGCTAATGTCATGATACTGTTCCTCAAGCGTTGCAGATTTTGGAGATAATTTCTTGTGTAATGTAGCATTGCTTGTAATGATGGATTTTTGCGCATAGCTATAGGGATTAAGCCTAAGCAATTCTATAGCCCAATCAGGATACACTAATCGGCTAAGGAAAAAGATAGGCAATCCTAAATCTACTGCTAATGTGGATATTTTTTGGCTAATGCCATAAATGGGTTCTAAGCAATTAAACGGTTCGTGAAATGGTGTTATGTAAAATGAAGAACCAATAAACCATTTAGATATCTGCTTTTGTACTTGTTCCGGATAATCTTTACATACAGTAACGCATTTTGTAGAACGATATCCTCTAATCCCTAAATTTACGTAACAAAAAGCACAACTAAGGGGACAATATCCGCCATAAGGTTGTGTCAATATAGCTTCTGTAAAACAAGGTCTAGGTCTAATCTTGTCACTAGCATTTTTATACCAACCTTGAAGGGGTTTTCCTTTATCCAAAAATATGTGTGGGAAACCGCTATCTTCCGATTCTCTTATGAATTCTGTTTTACCAAATCTTAAAACCTTTACCTTACGCATAGTCCTAAACCTTCTAGGATAGTACCTACTGTAAATCTGTCAACTTCAATGCAAGGTATTACCCTTTTTCGTTTCTTATGACAACTGTTTAAATTTTTGTATCGTTCCAGTATCCTTTGCTTTTGCTTTTCTGTTAGCGGTTTTTTCCTTCTAGCTTCAACGTTTTTTATTGAAACTTCTGGTGGTTCGTTGATAAATATACAACATACGTCTGACCCTCTTTGATAAAAAGGAACCAACAACCACCAATTATGAGAAGCCATTAAGCCTTCGCAAACTATTATGTCTACTTTTCCAATTAATCTCTCAATTATTTCTACTATCATTTTGATTGATTTTATAGCATCCCCTCCAGAAGTGTGCCTACCTAAAATGCCGATTAGTTTTCCGTTGTTTCTTCCTATGAAAGCTAGGGGCTTAGACCTGGGTGTTAGTGAAATTTCCTCAATTATTTCTGTGTTGTCGAGAATTCTTCTTAGCCAATACGTCTTTCCTACACCATTATTTCCAGCTATTTGAATGATTCTAGTTTTCATGGTATATACCTTCTTACTCCGAACTTTGCTCCGTTTAGAATCTTCCAATACTTGTAGAATTCACACAAGCAATTTTGGATATCTATTCCTACCATAGATTCATAAATTTCCGGATGTAGTTTTGCAAAATCCGTATCTTTAAGCTTGTCATACAAATCCAAGCAAAACTCATTGAATACATTTTGTTTCTTGATTAGGGAAGGTTCTAATAGCTTTGCTCCAGAATAGGATCCTGGACCCATTGGGCAGAATGTTTTATTATCGGGAAAATCTCTAAACCAAGCCAAATCTCCCACAATTTGTCCTGCTATAAAGCTATTGAATGCCTTGATTTTCGTTATTTGCTCCCAATTGCCTTCAAATGTGGGTTGTTCTTTTAACCTAGCAAACTTGGGAATTGCGTAATCAAACAAGAATTTCTCTATGGGTGTTCTATTTGAGTAAACGCAATAAACTTTTTTCACAATTCTTTTGCCACTGTTTTTCATTATTTGCATCAGCATTTTGGATTCCATACGCCAACTTTTAGTAATCTTTTCTGGATATCCAAAGATTGCTAATACTTGCGGTTCATTGATTACTCTTGCAAATAGACAATGGGCTAAGGTTACGTTGTTTGAGTCATAATACTCTTTATACAACCATTGAGATACAGCATCATCAATTCTTCTTACATTGCAAAACTTGTATTTCTGAAGAATCTTATCTTCTGTCCATGGAAATGGCTTTCCTTCAAGCTTTGCTTTTCGGATTCTCTCTCTTTCATTGATGAAATAGATTAGCAATTGGAAGTTTTCGTTATTCATAGCCTATTCTTCCAAATTGTCCTTATCTCTCCAATTATTTGCGTATCTGGAGTATGAAACTTTGATAGGAACACCTATCCCATTTACGGATTCAAGCTTTTGCTTAATAAGAAGTGGAAATTCTGGGGTATCTTTCTCTTTTGGAATCTCTACAAGTATTTCGTCATGTATTTGAAGGATTATTCTTCCACCAAGTGATTTTATGAGAGAATAGCTTTCTACCATTGCCCTAGCTAACCACCAACATGCTGTACCTTGTACATGATAGTTAAATGGCGTTGTTGGCCTATATCTCCCATATTCATCGGTTGGAATAACTAAAGGATAGCCCCTTTTTGGGTCAATATCTCTATCTGGGATTGTTTCTACAAACCCTTTACGCTTTGCGAAACTTCTAATGGATTCCGATAGTTTGGCAAGCTTTTTGAATCTTTCCTTAATAATCCGTGAAGCCCCCGGCTTATGATACGTTTTGTCTATCGTTTCATCGGTAGCTCCATAGATAGTTGCGAAATTGCCATTTTTTGTCCATTGGTACAATTCTGGATAAAGAGATTTGAATGGAATTCCTTTAGCAATTGATTCTTCAAACTGTTTCGTCCAGAGTATTGAAGCAATAATCAAGTGATAACTTCCGTTATAAGGGGGCTTATCTGGATTCTCAAATACTTCAATCATTTCCTCTTCTTGAGATTCATAAGCAGGGATTCTCAATTCAATGTTTTCTGCATCAAATGAATACCAACAATATCCTTCCGGTGGTCCAAAAACATATCGCAAGTTGATATCTTCTTTCTTGGATACGTTTTGCTGATTTGGATTTTGACAAGACCAACGTAATGTTTTCGTTCCACAAACATTTAGGTGAGGATAAAGCTTTCCCTCATAGTAAAACTTCCGATAAACTTCAAGGTAATTAATTGCTGTTCTTATGGTTCTAAAATCTATCATTGCCTTAATGAAGATAGCTTCCAGACTATCTTCTGAATAATATTCGATGGCTTGCTCTAAGCTTTCACGATTAAGAGAGAAGTTGTCCTTTTCGGTTCTCTTGAGGGGAATTTGAAGATAACCTACCATAAAATCTCTAATGTTGTTGCTTATTCCAGATTCTGGAATTGCGATATTCATTCCGAATTTGTGTATCACTGATTCCATAGTACGTTTGTTTCTGTTCAATTCACACTCCAAGCTTTTTTGTAACTCATTTGCTCTTTCAAGAGAGAATCCCATTCCCGATAGCTCCGTTTCTGCTACAATGGGAAGCAATTTTAGACGCTCATGATAAATCTTTTCATATCCGGCCTTGCATATCTTCTCTTTAAATAGCTTGTATAATACTTCTGTAGCTACAATATCTGTTTCTGCATAATCACGGCAAACTGATAGATATTCTCTAGGCAAATATTCTTCCACAAGGGCTAATTCTCTGGGAAGCCAAAAATCCTGCTTCCATGCATCATTCTTAGCAGAAGGGGTAATCACATTATCTTTATCGGCTAAATTCCACCCTTTACGCTTTGCGATTCTCTTGCATTCTTTTACAGCAATTTCAAGCTTTCTTTCTGGTTCGGTTATATCCTCTTTGAGATACTTCCACACTAGTGATATAAGGTCATGTTTATCTGAAGAATCCAGAATATGTGACATAATCAAAGTATCATCAACCTTGTTCCAATTCCAAGCTTCAATGAATGGTTTTCCTAATGTCCTTGCAAGCATTACGTAATCAAACGTGATATTATGACCAACTATCCTGCCGGCATTTTTAAGAATGCACAGGAATTCTTGTATATCCCTAATAGGGATAAGGGGCTGACGCGATTTGGGATTAACACGAAATTCCCAAATCTTTATATTGGTTGCAATGAGAAAAACTTTTGAATGAATGTCAGCCCCTGTTGTTTCTGTGTCAAGAATTAGAATAGTTCGCTCCATGGAATGCTGGTAATTTTCGTTTCCCCGTCATCAAGAATAATGGAAGCAACTTTCTTTTTTGGATTGCTTCTATATACAGTACCTTCTACCAACATATCGTCATGCACGTATTTTACTTTCATTCCTTCCTTGATTACGGCATTATCAGCTGTTCCATCACCCTTTTCTAACCTTTGTGGCGTTTGTTTATCTTCATTGTCATCTTCCTCATCAAAAGGTATTTCTTCCTCTTCATAGTCCTCTTCAAAGCTATCTTTACCAATTGGCTTTGTTACATCACTGGAATTTTGATAATCAACATAACCTAACCAACGGTGGTTGATAAAATCTGAACCTTCCGTTTTATAGGTGTTAAATCGGATGTAGATATTGGATTGCTTAACTGCTTCACAAAGGTTTTGAAGGTCATCTAAGGATTCTAAATTGGAAGTATCTGCTCCCATTTTCTTCAACTCATTTAGGACAAACTTCATATGCTCTTCAACTGTGCTTCTAAACCTTTTTGGGGTATCGCAAAGTGGTTCAAGAATGTTGGTTCTTAAGCCTTTTATAAACACTCCGTTGAATTCCTCTGGTTCAACTACCACTGCTGAAGCAAAGAAATAACTCTCTCCCATTAAATCGCCTTTTTCAAAGGTTCCAATCTTACAATCAACCACCCTTGCAATTCCTGTAACTCCGGCAGGAATTTCTCCAAAATTCTGGATTACAACCGGTTCATCTTTGAATTTCTTCAAGGCTGACTCTAGACGTTTCTTCAAATCGTTTTTCATAGCTTCATCCTCCATAGCTAGAACACAAAACTACCTAACCAACTCCAACAATTTTTCGTAGGTTGGATTTTCAATGTATTCCGGCAACTCTTTTTGTTCTTGTGTTCTAATTTTAGTCACAAATACTGGATTTGGTGCTATGTGAATACAAAAGGAATATCCCGATACAGCCTTTTCAATTTCAACTTCCGATTTTCCAACTTTGGTTGCAACTTTGCTTGTTTTTTGTTTAATGTAAGTGTGCAGCATAAAATCTGCTGCTGCATGCAACCAAGATGATACGGAAGGTGTTAGTGCGGTTGATACATAAGGCGTTAGAAGCCCAGAAACCTCATCAACCACAATTTCCTTTTCCTGGGAAACGACAACAACATTGCAATTGCAAGAGAGAAGCTTGTAAAGAATTTGTTTCATTTGGAAGGTTAGTTGTCCATATTGCGCTTGTGTAACCATACCAAAATTCTTTTGCTGAATAATCTCTTCTACGCCCAAAATTTCCTTCAAAATCAAATCTTGAAGCCCTGTTGCATGATCTAATACAACCGTTTTAAAGCTCATCTCTTCTACGATAGTTGGAATTTCTAGCAACTCTTCCCCCTTTTCCAGAAGAAAATCATAAATTCCATCAATCTTTGCAAGGGGAATGCTTTCGTTCAATCCAATACTTGAACAAACAATATGCAAAAGTGGCTTGGGAAATGTTCCACTAAAGGTTGTTTTACCTGTTCCACTTCTACCATACACTACAACTTTGAGATTTTTCGTTTTGTCTACGCTCTCTTGAACCTTCTTGATTTTTGAAAATACGGTGTTAGTTTCTGTGCTTGTGGAATTGGATTTGTGCTTCACAATCTTAATCGCCATATTCTTCCTCCAATTCAGAAAATAACTTAAACGGTTCTAAAGCAATATCTACAGCACCTTCACTCTCAATGTATTCATCTAAAGAGTCACGATACCTTTTCGTTACTCCAATCGGAGTTATCCAGTGATGTTTCTTTGCTCTTGCTTTGTACCAAATATTTATTTCGTGAAGTAATGGAAGCAAACACTTTTGCTTGAATTTCTCTATGTATTCTGGGATGATAACCACAGCATATCGATTAAAGTAATATTCGGGGTCAGTATAGAACGTTTCAACAATACGCTGAAGATATTCTTCTGGATTCTCATTCACTCTTTGACGAAAGCTATACTTTCCACCCGAAAGTGGCCTTTTAACTACATCATAATAAACCCCGCCAATTTGCATCCCCTCTTGCGTAAGTGCTACAAGATAAAATCCAGTTTGTAAATCGAAACTAACTCTGGAGATAATTTCACTTTCGTCAAACTTTGAAGTTGTTTTCCTTTCAACAACCCATAATTTCTTTTCTTTCTCTATTAACCCGTCAACTTTTCCCCGCAATCGGAATTTATCAAGCTTTACGTCAAAAACCAACTCTGAAGCAAGTATTGGTTCTTTGGAGTTTTTGTAAACCTCAAGATAGCTTTTCGCTTGCTCTTGTGCAATCCTTTTCCAGAAGGTTAATTGTTCAACAAATTCTGGATAAGATTGACACAAGGCTTTAAACTCTTCATTCAGCATTCCATCTAAGCAAGCGTGAAATAGCCTTCCATACGCAAGTTTGGGTGAAAAATGTTCAACTGGCTTTAAACCCAATGCAAGCTTGATTCTAGCTCTTTCTCTACAAACGAGAAATTCACGTAATATCGATTGCGTAATTCCATCTATTTCTGGTCCTTTCCAAACCCAATCATTTTCAATCTTGCTACATTTATTTTCCATAGCTGATCCTTTCTAATCCCTTCACTTCTAAGAATGTGTGATGGATGATAAACCCATGTAGCGTATTTAATGTCAAAGTGATCTAATACTTCCTTTGCATACGTTCCGACTGCAATGATTTTTGAATTTGGAAACAACTTCAATAGCTTTTTCCACCACGTGCATTTTTTGGCATCTTTTATCGATAAATCCGACTTTTTAATAGGCAAACACCAAACAACGTTAGTGTACGCTACCTTGTGTAATCCAGCATCTTTAATCATTTCTTGTAACAACTTTCCTGCTGGACCTACAAAGGGTTCATGTAAAGTTATTTCCGATTCTCCTGGAGATTCTCCGATGAAGAGATATTTTGGCTTTAAACTGCCTTTGAAACATACTGGTGGACCTTTCACGTTTCGGCAAAGTGTACACTTTTGAGATTCTCTCAAAATGTTAAGAAGCTTTGCCCTTATGTCATCCATGGAGTTATCCTCTGGGAGAGAGATTAGCTGATTTTCTGAGCTACTAAAGCTAGAAGAATTGAATCAACGTTAGCTTTAGTGATTTTGTTTCTGTGCTTTGGTAAGAGATTGCCACAAGTTTCGACTAGAAAAGCTTTATATTGAGAATCACTTTGATTCTTGCATTTTTCGGGGATATTGAGAATCTTTCGCCACTTTCTGGGTGGAAGAATTTGATGAGGAATAGACAAGAAGCACAAGCTTGCTTCAAGAGCACCAAAGTTTTCTCCAAACCTGAACATGGCTGACCCTGGATGTGAATTACCAATGTAGCCTTGGACCTTTTCTAAAACAGCCATTTCGATGCAAGAGTAATCATCTACACTATCATCTATGGAATCGAGTTTGCCTATGAGAAACATAATTTCGCTGATTTGTTTAGGCATTTTGAACACTTCAAGCCTATTTTGGGAAGGATTATACAAGCTTATGTATCCACTAAGGCCTGGGTCGATTCCTAAGAAAGCACAACTTCTCATAACTGTCTCCAGTCCTCTAGCAACCCTAACCTTTCTTTCGTATTGGCGATTCCCAGGCCCGGGAGTCGAACCCGGCAAGCCGGGGTTATGGGCCCCGGTGGGGCGCCGGCCCTGCCTGGTAAACGCCCGTCTCTCCAGGCTGTCCCCCATCCCGGTCTCCTACGTCCATGGCCGTTCAGGAACGATTTTGGTGGCTGGTAGGGGCACCCAGTAGTTCCTGATTCGGAGATACCTCATATTTCCTAATGTCCTAATGTCCTAATGTCCTAATGTCTTAGCTTCCTATCAACAGGTATCTTCAGATATGCTTATCCTTTCCTTATCCTTATCCTTATCCTTATCCTTATCCTTATCCTTTTGTTATCTCTGTGTGTTTCTCTCTCTTGGCCCGCCAGAAATATTCTGTTGGCAGAGTTTCGATTTTGTCAAGCCCCTATTTCGGGTGGTGTGCAAATTTGCGTCGTAAGTGCTGTTCTAATCGTAAGATATGTCTTGCCAGTTTTGGACTTGACAAGCGTTCGAACATAGCTTATACTTATTGTAACAAGCCTAAGCTAATCCGCGATTTGCCTAGGCAAATTGGCCCTGAGGGAAACTTTGGAAAAAGGAGTCGCAGTCATGCAGGTGATCGAGACGAGCGATATCGGCGTTATCTATCGTGGGATCCGACGAGACCGCGACAATGTGGGCTTTGAGCGCCCACGTTCGCGAGAGCTTGATTGCGGCTTCTCATTCTGGGCTGCGAACCAGTCCTATGCCGTCGGCTTTGGCCCGATCCTTTTGTCGGCTCAGTTGGCCGGCGTGGCCACAATTCTTGATCTTTCCGAGGGTGACGTCGACGGCGAAGAGCTGATTCGGATCGCCCCACACGTGGCCAAGGCGTGCAAGGTCGCGGCTGACGAGCTGGTCGAGCCCACACAGCTGTGGGAACGGGTGGGCGACCGCGCGGATCGGCTCGCCGAGGCTCTGCGGCAGGATGGATTCGACGCTCTGTTGTGGCTTGAGACGGCGAACGATATCGCCGTGTTCGTGGCGAATCACGCGATTCTGCAGATTCATGAGGAGGCTATTGTGTACTGAGATATTCAGAACCCATGTGTGCGCAGAAGAGGAGGAGTGAAATGGCCTGGGAAATTTCAAAGCGATTCACGGTTGCAAACCAGACGTGGTTCCTCTGGGTAGATCGCCACTGCGGGGCAAAGCCGCGTTGGGCGCTGACCTCC